TGCCAGGCTTGTTGGTCAGACTGCGGCAGATTCTTATAGAGCATCAACTGAGAATCAGCAGACCCACAATCTGCTAGTTGGCTTCGATTTTCACGCTGACCTTCAGTCAGCTTGGGAAGAGTCGGAGACTCCGCGTCCGAACGGGAATATCACTCAAAAGAATCTGTTCTTAAATGCGACATCACTTCCTGGCTTCTCTGGCCAAGGTCTTTACAACGAGGCTGAGTATTTGAGCCTCAATCCAGTTTCTGGGAATGCCCTCATGGAAATCGACAAAGGTGGGCGCTACATATCAGCGTCTGCAATTTCGATTGATTTCCAACAAGTGATCACAGTAAACAACCCGATACACGGCCCTATTGTTATTGATCCGAGGAAGGTTCCTTGGCTTCGCGATATTTCGTTCTCTGCCTAGAGTGCAACTAAAAGATGACCCCATCCCCCACACACACCAGCACCCGGATGTTCAACGGCCATGATCCCTTCAACCTGTAGTCAGCGAGCGAGCCGTGAGCAATGAACACATCCCGCCAAATTTATCTCGCGAGCAAACTGCAGCTCTTTTCAGATTGTTAGAAAATGAAAAGTCAATTCAAGAACTCATTGACAAAGGGAAATTCAAGCAATGGCAGATAGACGGGTATTTCCGCGTTCTGAAAGTGCTTTCACCTTTGACCATCATCGGCGGTTTCTTGGTGTGGATTGCGAAGGCCGCAATTTTAGAGTGGTTGAATCAATGATAGACCGAGGATATAGATGGTTTGAGCGCCACCATAATTGGCTGTGGCTGCTTGCAATCCCTGCTTTAGCTGTTTTTGTTTGGGTGAAAGCGCTTGAAAGAACGCCACCGGCTAGGGTGATAGATGTTGTGTCGGTGAAAAACGCCGCACCAGGCAAGCGGGTTGAAATGTGGATCGAGGTAGATCGACAACGTGCGCTTGACCACCATTGCAATATGACAATTTATCGAACAGTGACCGACGCCAAACGATGGAAAGAAGAACTAAGAACCGTCAGGGTCAGCTTCAAGGATTTGATTGCACGCTCTCAGGCGGCAATCAGTCGTGCGCCTATTCGATTCCGGGTGCCGTCTTGGATGAATCCTGGAGCGGGGTTCTATGCGTCAGAGATTGTTTACTCATGTCATGCGGTTAACTTTCAATTGTTTGGGCATCAGCTCAATTTGATTGGGTATCAGGTAAGTCTGTTTGTGGAGCCGATTCCGTTTGTCATTGAAGACCCCAAGAAGGTGACCCTGAGCAAAATGATATTCGGAGAGTGACATGAAGCCACGATACAAAAGTAAGACATACTGGTTCAACTGCGCCATTCTAGCGCTGGCGGTTCTAGAGACCCAGTCCTCTGTATTTGGATCCTGGTCACCTTACGTTTTACTAGGGTCTTCGCTGGCAAACATTTTCTTGCGCGAGTTGACTAAACAGCCGGTCGGATAATGGATAAAAGGTCTACGAGAAATTTGATTGGCGTAGCTGACAAGCTTCAGTTGGTTGCCATCAAAGCATTTGATTACTTCGACTATGAAGTCACTCAGTTGTCTGGCTGCGCTATGGTCATTACTGACGGGGTCAGAACCCTTGCCGAGCAAGAAGAATACGTCAGAGCGGGAGCATCGTGGACGATGGATAGCTACCACCTTCCTTGGAAAGACGGCAAGGCCTATGCAATCGATTTTGCTTTGGTCCATCGCAACAAGGTCGTCCAAGAGATGGCTCCTTACGAGAGAGTTTGGCTTGGGTGTTACAGACCAGCAAGCATTCAGATCGGAGTAGAATTGACATGGGGAGGCCGTTGGAAATCTAAGGACGGCCCACACATACAAATGAAAAGGCCTGACTAATGCATCCAGCCCTTCTAGTTGTTAGACCGTTCCTGCCCATCATTGGCGCAGGAGCAATTGCCCTTGCCGCGTGGATGTACCACAACAGTGTTGTTAACAGCCTTGAAAAGAAAGTATCAGACGCCGAATCGGGCTTGTCAGCCTGCATAGATGGAAGAAGATCAGACCGGCTTAACTGGCAAGAATCAGAAGCGGCTAAACTAAAGAACTTGCTTGACGCAGAGCTAGAGCAGATGAATGAACGGGTCAAGCAAGAAAAGGAGAGAGCAGATGCAAACGCTAGAGCAGCGCGGCGGGCGAGACAGGTTACAAAAGACCGAGAAGCAGCTTTGTCGGCCCTTAGCAGTGAGTTTGGCAAACGTCTTTCTGAGTGCGATGTTGCTGACCGTGTTCGCGGGCTGCTCGATGATCTCGCCACAGGAACCCGTAGAAAAGATAGTTTACAGAGTCCCGGATTGCCCGGCTCCGAAGCTCCCAGTCCCTCCGCCAGATAATCTGCTGGAACCTCCCATTAAACCTCACAGCCATTTCGATTACCCGCCAGACAAAGACAAACAGCTTTTTGTCTGCGGCCTTAACTACGGCGAATTGATGTACCCGGCCAGAGAAAAGTTGCTGGGGTTACAAGAGTGGTTCCGCCGGACATATCAGGATTAGCATGGGCATAAAACCACCTTATTACTGTGGGCCGCAGGGGTGGCCAAAATGGTTACGGAAATGGTTGAGCCAAAAGTTCAACGCCTGTTGTAAGCAGCACGACGAGGACTACAAAAATCCAACTAAAGCCAGAGCGCTATCTGATCATGAGTTCAAAGAATGCTGCTTGTGCGCAGCAGTAAGAGACCGGGCGTGGAGAGCTGTAGCCAAAGTATATTTCGCCGCAGTTGACGCGTTCGGCTGGTTAGCCAAATGGCCAAGGTGGTTACAGAAATGAGCGGCCAAGAAAACATGAAGTTTATCTATTGGCACGTTGAAATCACGCGCTGGGTAGACGGCGACACGTTCAATGCTCTGATGGATCTGGGGATGGATGTGCTGCGCAAGGCCCAATTCAGGTGTGCAAACCACGACACTCCTGAGCGCGGCGACATGTTCTACAATGAGGCTACGGACTACGCCCGCCTCCTTACGTCTGACGGCATCGACCATATCCAGACGTTCAAGGATAAAACTGGCAAGTACGGAAGGTTCATTGCCACAATCACACTTAAAGACGGGCGAGAGCTGTCGGCTGTGATGATTGACAAAGGGCTGGCTAGACAATATTCGGGCGGCAAGAGAGACCCTTGGCCCAAGCGAGATCCTTGATGGAGGATTGGTTGTGGACTAGGCGCCACAACGACTGTTCTTTATGTTGTGAAGATTCTTGTTAACCCGGGGCTGAAAGGCCTTGGGTTTTTCTTATTGCGGAATAAAAAGAGGCCCTCAGACGCGCTAACGTAGAGGGCCTTAACACTTCAGCTAGGAGGTTAAACTAGATCGATCCTGATTAGTTTCTGCCAGACAGCTCGTATCCTTCTAGTGCCCAGAACTTCCAGTGTCTCTCTATAGGAGAGCTCAACCACAGCTCTCGAGAAGTTGCTTCATGAGCGTAAGGTTCTAAGAAAACTATTTGATCACAAGATGTGTTGAGTAGCATCTTCACACAGTGGACACACGGGCTGGTCGTGACAAAGCAGGTCTTGATTGTGTTAACATCCGGGCACTGGAGCAGCGCGTTCTGTTCCGCATGCACGGCGTGGCACCCACCAAGATCTTCTCCAGAAGGAGAGTTTCTGGCAGAGCACACCAGACCACCTCCGTCTCGTGCACGAGCCTCTGAGCAGTTCTTGAAACCCACCGGCGTGCCGTTGTACCCCGTAGATAGAACCTTATTATGCCAGTCCACAAGAACACAACCGACCTGACGGCGTGCACACGTAGATCTCTTGGCAGTTATCTGTGCCATCTCAGATAACCATGCGTAGGTTGAGATTCTAGATCCCATCAACTTTCCAGCAGTTTCTGGCGGCTTCAGGATCATTGGATGTGTCCTCAAGCCAGTGCATCAGGAACATCGGGTCTGTGTGCAACGCGCTGGGTGTTTCCAACTGTAGTGGCCTATTCCTATACTCCGTAGACTCTTTGACCATGTTCTTAACGAGGTCGGCATCTCTGTCATACACGTGGGTCGACGCGGCAGAGATAATTAAACCGCCCGGCTTGATGGTTTCGCCGCCGTTGTTTAAGTTATACCGTGCACAAATGTCATGGCCTATCATACTGAAGCTGAAGATGTCGTACGGCAACCCCAGCCAAACGTCGCTACTCCGCATGAAAGCATGTACCCACAAGTGGCCTTCTCGGATTAAGAACCACAGTGCAAGGGTGCATGGTATATCTTTACTTGGCGTAGGACTGGGTTTCCACAATGTCAAACCAGCCTGCCGAGTTGTAGGATCACTCAGTAAGGCATCCAAAACATAGTCGCGTTGATCGACGTAACGTGGGCCGTAAGCGCCAGACAGCGTTTCACCGTCGTCACTGAAGTCTTTCATCCTGTTGATGTGTTTAACCAAAGGCGCTAGACTGTCATCACCTCTCAGAATCCAAGCGGCCTCTGCAAACATGAATTGGTAGTTAAGCGCACGACTTGGCAGCGTGATAATAGGCTTCCTCATATTTACCGCTGTCTGATGACCAATAACTTCCACAGTGCCTTGCCCCCGTGGGTTAACCCCGCCTCCGTACGCAATGACGGCGTCCGCAGTTTCGATGTAGCTTCTATTTGTGTCAAACATGTTTTAATCCTCTATGAAGTTGATAAGGTCATCCATCGAGCAGTCCTTGAACTCGAGCCAGTCGTAAATCTTTGCCCTGGCATTACCAAGCGCAGAGTAATAATTCCAAACCTTCTCAAGGTTCTCAGTATCCACTACCAGCTCAGTTTGTCGGCGAGATAACCAAGTGTTTTTAACTTGGTCTAACCCAGGGTCGCAGACGATGAATTCAACGTCTAAATGCTCTGCCATTTCGAGTAACTCAGTTGTCTGGTCAGGAGATAACCTAGATCCTCCGCGCAGCACCCGTCCGTAAATATTCTCACTGACCCAACAACGATCAATGACAACTGGAATGTCGTTGAGTCTAGAGAATTCCATCTGATTAAAATAAACGTTAAACAGCTCAGACCCGGTCTTGCCCAAATACGGCCCGTTGTGGATGTAATCGGCCCCAGTCGCTGCCGCGTAGGCCTTGGCAGCGGTGGTCTTGCCAGTGCAATCGCAACCTTCAAAGATTACGATTTGCTTCTCAGGAAATCTTTGTGCGTCTGTCATCATGAGGCTCCGGTGGATTGTCAAAGTTATACCCCGCTTCTTGCAGAATATCTCGTGTGTGAGGCGGCACCCAGCCCTCAGGCTTGATGAGGTCGACTGCATTGCCTCGCTTCCCTACTCCTCGCTCCTTAGCCATGTTGGCGCGATGCACGTCGTCCCACAGTTCTTGCCACGGGAGGCCCATCATAGCCGCAGTGCCCATAGCAACGACCACAATGTCGATCAGCGCATCGGCTATTTCGTTGATGTCGTCAGCACTCATGGCATCGTACAATTCATCGAGTTCTTCACCAATGAAATCTATCCGCTCTTGGGCTAACCGACGACACAACAGATGCGGTGTGTCGTTGACGGCAATAGCAAAACTCTCGTGCAATTCACGCACGTCATCAAAATTCTTTCTCATTGATTTCTCCTTAATTTGGTTTGCGGCAAACCCACAAGTTGTTGCGGGCGTTGTCAGGATACAGCGGAGCAAAGAAGCAGCTCAGTGCATCGTTGTCGTAATACTCCCTGAGCGCTTGGTACACCTCGGTAATGGCAGCATCGGTACACTCATTGTTGCTGCGGTCTTTCTTGCCGATGTGCTTGATGTCCATGAATGCACCGTAGCGTTTCACAACTTCGAAGCCAGCCTTCTCAGTAGCCTTCTGAAGCTCAGGAACAGTGTACTCATGAATATGGTTAGCAGCATGCCGCTTACCGTCGTAGCACGGGGTAGACATGAGCATCGTTCCGCCCGGCTTCAAACATGCGAATGCATTTCGAAGCAGCTTGCGGCCGTGCTCCACCTTCATGTGCTCAATCACTTCAAGATGCACGACTACGTCAAACCCATCTGCGTTCTCGCCAGTCAAGAGCTTCTTGTGTTCTGTGACGAAATTAAACTCCCCGTGGAAGGTGAGACGCTGAGACTGAGATGGCTTAAGTTTATTGATGTCCACGCCAGTATACCGGCCGACGCTTGCGGCAGCTCCACCTGTAAGGATTTTAGATAACGGGCGGTCTTCTCCGCAACCAATTTCGAGCACATTGTCCTTAGGTGTGATAAATCGTCGGGCGAAAGACCATCGCCAGAAGTGAGCTGAATAGTCGCGGTGAAGTGTACGTCCGTGTCCGGCTTCTCGAAGCTGTGTTGTATCGTAATCCCTATCATCTCTTAAAATCTCCCGTGTTTTAGGCATGCTATTTCTCCTTGGCTTCTGGTGGGTTCAATCCATCTTTGCGCAGCTTGTCGCGGTACCACTTAACGTAAGTGAATCGCTTATCATCCAAGCCGAATTCCTTTTGGACGGCAGCAAAGATCTGCTGATCGCTAAGCTTGCCCTCCATAATTAACTCTCTAAACCGTGATGCTGCTGACGGCTTCTTGGGTCCTACGGCCTTTTTAGCCGGCGCTTTCTTAGACGCTTGCTTTTTGTTCTCCTTAAAAACTGGTGGTGGACCTGAAGGTTTAGCTCTTGCCTTTTCTTCTGTCATACCGGCTGGACTCATGGGGCCTGATTTTTTACGCATGACTTGCTTGACATCGCGTGGGCCATTGGCTTTGACCTTAGCAATCGCTTCTTTCTGGTTCTTAGTCATCTTTGAAAGATAGTCGATGGCATCTGATTCAGCGCCAATGTCTAGCGCGTATTGGATATACAAATCAGCTGCGCGATCAAGAGGATACTCAGGTATTGCTTTCCAAGTGTTTTGGAATTCATCTACAGATACTTCACGCACAACCATGCCGTCCGCTATGCAGAGCGGAATGTACTGCGCTTTGCCAGATGACGACGAGCACAGTATGCAGGTATGCCGTTTTTTATCTGAGAACACGCCCGGAGACAAACTACTTTCTTTTGGCTCTTGTTTTCTTGCCGGCATTTGAAACTCTCCCTGTTGAATGCATTTGATCAGCTATGAAAGACAGCTGTACCAATCCTTGGATAATTTTCTGGGCATCTGGCCAGAATTGCGGGCCATACACTTGCCAAGATAATTCAACCGGTTGGCCCGGTCTACGAATAGCGGCTACAGCTCTACCGCCATCGATGTAGAGTTGATGGATTTCTAGCCCAGCGTAGGATTCATCGATGATTTCAATCGTCATCGTCATCTCTCCCGAAAAGCCACCACCCGACGTATAAAACAACAGCCCAAGCGATGGCGTTAACTAAGATTTCTCGCGTGGTTTCGAGATCCATTATTCGGCCGCGCGTTTCATTTGGCTGCGATACCATGCTGGGTAGCTGCGCTTTTTGTCGTCAAGATCATACTCGGGCTGCACAATTTCCCAGATTTCTGAGTTGCTGTGTCCTTCGTTGATCAACGAGCGAATGCGGCTAGACACAGTTTCTTTGCCGTTAGTCGAAGCCTTCTTAGCCGGCTTGGATTTTTTGGTTGGCTTTGGTTTGATGATTGCTTTGTCAACGTCTGATTTAGTAATTCGCGCGATTTGATCATCAAAAGACTTGAGCAACGCGGCAGCCTCGTCGGCGTTGAAGTACCAACGATCGTCAGAGTCTAAATTAAGCAGTTGGTCGTACGAAGATCTTCCAAGGCCCATCTTACGAAGAGCTGCGGTAGCCGAGTCACGTTTTGCGTATGATTTGATAGTCATTTTTGTTTCTCCTGGGGTGCTGTGTTAAGTGTGTGTGTACGTCTGATTGAAGAATTAATAATATAACTATTTATTTGAGATGTACACTCTTTTGGCCAATTAATTTGTAACAATGGCCACAAACCTCAGTACTTCATCTTGGCTCGCTTTTTAAGGGCTGAAAACAATTCCTGTTGACTCTTGTTCTTAGCAGACATTGCTAAGAGCATGTCATCATCAACTGTGTCTTCTGCCAGAATATGGTGCACGAAGACACGGCCACTTTTGTTTCCGTTGCGTCTAATTCTGCGAATGAATTGGTCGTACAGTTCGAAGTCGTAGATCATGCTGAACCAACAGATGTGCTTCTTGTCGTTCTGCAAGTTCAAGCCGTGCCCCACAGATTGAGGATGTCCCAAAAGCAGAGGTATCTCGCCTGCGTTCCATTGTCTCTCTATATCCTGCGCTCTGGCTGCTGTCACTCCACTACCTATATTGGGAGTGTCTTTGCCAAACTTCTTGAGCAGCCGTTCTAAATCGTGCCCATAGTCGTAGGCAACGAAGAGCGGAGTGCCTTGAAGTGAGTCTATAAGATCATCAAGCGCTTTGATCTTCTCGTCATGCACCTCAACCCACTCGCGGTTCTTAGTAGGCAGCTTCAACAGAGCTTGAACATCAGGATCTAAGTAGATGGCTCCATTGGCTATCTGACGACACTTGTTTATCCGCACCCCACTGTTAGCCGCTGTGACAACTCGCTCGTCAATCTCAGCTATCAGATCCTTCCACACCTCATCGTAAATCCGACGGGCTTTGTCGGGCAATTTCACCTTAATATAGTTGGGCACCAGAGTGGGCATTTTGATGTAATCTTCGGCCGCCATTCTAAGCGCCAGTGGAGCAATGCGATCGTAGATCTTCTCCTCTGCATCTTCTTGTAGTTCCCAACCAAACCCGTTGTAGCTCTGGTGGAAGTACTTGCGACGGTAGTGGCTGATGAATTGGCCAAATGTGCGGCCGCCATCAACAATGAAGCAGATGCCGAACAGACCCATGAGCCCGTTGGATGCCGGTGACCCGGTTAACCCCCACCGACGCTGAAGTGTATCGTTCACTTGTTTCAACGCTCTAAACCGCCCGCTGCCGTGGTGCTTGAACTTGCTGATTTCGTCAATGACAATGGTATCGAACCCAAACTTCTTCCATCGCTTGCGGTCTGGTTTAATTGACTGTTTGCCAGATTTAGTCATCTGCTTCTCAACACCGAGCAGCCAGTCTAGGCCTTCTGGGTTCACTAGATAGATGTCAGCTGGAATCTGAAGCAGCTCCTCTTTATCTGGGCCGTGGAGCAGCACCATAGATAGGCCGTGAAAATCTTTCCATTTGTTGCGCTCTGCGGGCCACACTAACTGGCACACACGAATAGGAGCAACGATGAGCACCTTCTGTATGAGCCCCTTCTTCTTAAGAAAGGCGATGGCGGCCAGTGTGATTGATGTCTTACCGAGCCCTGGATCTAAGAGCAGCAAGCCGCTTTGATGCTCGATCAAGAATTTCAAGGCTTTCAAGTGGTAGCCTTTTGGTGTCCACTTTTTCGAATACAGCCTGAAAAGCGTCTGCAACATTGTCGTGAGTCTCTACTGTGTAGCCCAGCGATTCTAAGAAGGTGTGCCTATGGGCTTGCAACTTTTCTGGCACTTCTCCCGGCCTCTTGAACTCAATGAAAAACGGCTTGCCGTTAGGCATCCAGAACATCCTGTCTGGAAAGCCGTTCTCATCGGTCTTCAGCTTTGAGTTCTTAATGCCAAGATAGTTGAAGATCTCTTTGCAAGCATCCCGCTCTATCTTGGATTCAAGAGTTGGCTTCACTAGTACTTACAGAGTGGCTCAACGCCGCGGTCGCGACACTTAGCTGCAGAGTAGTAACACCAGTGGCACTTATCATTCGGCCGCGGCGCAAACTTCTTGTCCTTGAGCATAGGGCGAACGCGGTTGTTCCAAGCTTTAAGCAACTTAGGAACGTCGTCGCGCTTGTATGTCATAGACCCTTCGAGCTCTGGGTACGTGATCCCATGATCCAGATAAGCCAGTCGCGGCTCGACAGTGTGGATGTCTGGAAACATCAAAAAAGCGCCCAGCGCGTAGAGCTCGAGCTGCTCGTTGTAATCCTCTGACTGCTCATGACGTAACCGGCCAGTCTTCCAGTCGGTCACAATCAAGTGGCCCTCATTCTCCTCAACGGCGCAGTCAAGCTTAATGCGGACACAACAGTTAGCCCAGTCGTTCCAAGTGGTTTGATCCCACTCTTTAGTAAAGGCCCATGTGTCCTCAACCGCCATGATGATGCCTTTCTTGTTCCGTTCACGATACAGTTTGCGTAGCGCCTTCATCTCTTTCTCGAAGAGTTTCAGCTCCTTAGGAATCCTGGCCAAAACTCCCTTGATATAGTGCTCCGCCATATTGTGTATGTCGCTACCTCGCTCCATGGCCTTGTTACTGGGCTCGTCGATTTTATCAATGAACTTCAGCTTTGCCTTCAACGGGCACTGCTTGTAAGTGCTGTACCGACTGAATGACCAAGCCACAATCTGCGTGGGTTTCTTCCAACTCATAGCATTACTCCTTTCTTGTCGTAGTCAATTAATTCACCCCAATTCGTTCTCGACACAGCGCCCTCAGTTAACATGGGCACGTCGAAATCAAGTTCTTCCATTGCCTTCTTAAGGGTCGGCATAGCACGGCCCAACCACCTCGGCTCAATGGAGACAGTCAGCTGATCATGCACGTTAAGCACAAGCTTCCAATCAGGCTGCTTGAACTTATAGAACCTGATAATCGCTTCCTTAGTGCAGTCAGCCCCTGACCCTTGAATAAGTATGTTCACCATCTTGTAATCGAAGTGCATCAGCCTGCCGCGGACTAGCTTCGGCTCTTCGCAGTAGTAGACTCTACCACCCCATGTTCTGATGGGCTCGCCGGCCTTGGCTCGGCGCTTCATCTCCTTATACATTTCCTTAAGGCCGGGATACATTTCAAGAATAGCATTCTTCAAACTCTTGGCTTCGATCACTTCCATATCATTGCGCTCAGCAAGAGTACCCACACCCATGCCGTAGATGAGGCCTAGGTTTGTGTTTTTCACCGGTTTGCGATCGTATATCTTGCCGCGCTCTGCAAGCTTCTCTTGCGCGTTGTCATGGAAATCAAGCCAAGGATTCTCAAGATACTGCTCTAGCAAAGCATCTCCGTCAAAGTCTGCCAGAATGCGCGGCTCTTGCTGAGAGTAATCCCGGTCAATGAACATGTGCCCAGGGAACGGAACAATGTATTGGCGTACTGATGGTAAATGCGGCAGGTCTTTCCATGGGCATTTAGCCAGACCTTTCTGCTCGTGAGCAAAAATGGGCTGAAAATCATTTGGGATATTTTGAAAGTTCGGTGTAGATGACAGCCTGCCCGACTTTGTCCCCACGCTGCCACCGCCTAGAGCCGACTTAATCTGATTCCACGTGGTGTAGATAAGACCGCCAGACATATCGGCTATCTCAAGCCACGGCTTCATGAAGGTGCTCATGCATGTGTTGAGCTGAGTGCGATACTTAAGCACCGCTAGAAGCGTTTTGTCTGTCACTCCCAGTAGCAACGCATCCTTGTTTGTTTGATACTTACCGGTCGGTGTTAGCGGTATGAGTTCCGGATCAGCTCTTCCTGATGCAACCATTGCTTCAACAAGCTGTTCCCCGCTGTTGAGATTGATTTCGCATTTGATTCGCTTATAGATCCAACTGTCAATGGTTTCCAACCAAGTGGCATACTTCTTAACGTCTGAATCGAGCTTCTTGTGGTCAACGGGAAGTCCCTGTCTCTCCATGTCCAACAGGCACGGCATGAGTTCCCGTTCGCGGTCATACGCCGGTACCATATTTTGTTCAACAATCTTGGCATACAGTAGATTGAAGAGCTTTTCAGTCCGTATAACATCACCATCAGCGTACACTCCGACAAGGGAGCCCGGCGCGTAGGCGAGGTACCTACCGAAATAGTGTTGCCCCCCCTTTCCTCTGGTGATCTTGATACCAGTAATGGGCTGATTCTCAATGAGCCACTCACCCACGGCATCTTGTTCCTCTGGCGGCATATCGAGAAGCCGTTCAGCGGAGGGCTTAAGGCTGAGACTATTCTCGTGTGGAGAATCAAGAAAGAGAAGGAACATTGTGTCATGGATTCGTCTCCAGTTCGGCATCTCAACACCCATGTGGGTGGTTGCCACGTCGACGTCGAATTTTCCGTTCTGAAAGAGTAGCCCATCATGATGCTTCCACGCCTTGCTTAGTGCCTTGTAGCCCTGCGCCCAAGTACAGTTGTTGCCAGTCGGATGGCCCCACCCGTAATACTTAGCAGGCTTGCCCGGGTATTTAATAGACACGCCGACCGGACACGGCGGATACAGCGGCCGCTTCTGAATGCCCAGTGTCTCAAAGTCAATGGTGACTGGAGCCGGATGGCTCATATGAAGCCCCACAGTACAGCGAAGAGAGTCAAAGCGCAAAACAAGACTATAGCCGTTACGCCGCCAACACCAAAAATATAGTAAGCTTTCACGTCATTGGTGATTGCGCCCGGTTTAAGCCACATACGGTTCAACCCGTTAAGACCGCCCAGTAAAATTGAAACGATTGCAATTATCAAAATGGTTGTCATTTTAGTCTCCATTTAAAACAACATCCAGTAGGTCACATATACAATTGGCTTAAGGATCAATTGAATAATCAAAGTTCCTACAAATCCAAACAACATAAAACACAACATGCCGATAAGCAATGTAGTTGAAAGAGCATTTCCCAGTGCTTCGGTGTGTTTTATGCCAAGCGGCTCGTTCATAAGCTCGTTCATAAACGTGGCGCAGGAAAAAATGGCTGCTCCTATAAATGCAACCCCAAATACAATTGATATAGTCTTTGGAAACGAGCCAATGAACAAATACCAGAACGACATTTTCTCTTCAACGGTCATGATACGTCCTCCTTGATCCGCAGCCTCTCATTCTCAGCCCGCACCTTATTGAACCGCGAATGAATACGAAGCAGAAATTGTTGGCGCCGCCGACCACGCCTCTCTTCACTAGACAATTGAACGCACTCTCCTTCATCGGCATCTAGGAGAAATTTGTTGAGGTCGGCCCACGAATCGAGGGCCCCCTTAGTAGATCGTTTTGGCATGGTAATCCTTAGTAATGCTCGGACAACGCGCCCGGCCCATCAATTTGCCTAACAGGCCCCATCCAATCTAGGCCATAAAGTGGCAAATCAATCAGATTGGCGGCGTCTTCCCAAGATCCATATTCAAGAACCTTGATGCCGCCAACACATTTAAGAGCCCGCGCGTATTTAACGGGCCCAGTCTCGGCGAGAAAATCTCTGAAATCTATCTCAGTATTTCCTTCCGCGTGATTTTGCCGCCGCTTTTTTAGCAGGAGCTTTCCGGCCTTTAGGCGACCTTCCTCTTGACGCAGCTTCTGGTTCATCATCAAAGTCTGCGTACGGAAATTCGATTGAGGCTTTGGCTTCGTCATGGCGGGCGGAAACAGTTTCAAGTAATTCATCTGGCACATCCTGTAATGCTTCAAAAATAACCCGGAATTGATTCTTAGGATCCGGAACAACACTGATTTCTGTCACCATGGCCCATGGCGGCCGCTTGGCAATGGAACTCAGCTGCTTGACGTAGGTCGCGTAAGCCTTAATGTTGGTTGGGGACAGTTTCATAAAGCCGAGTGCCGCAGTCTGAAGAGCCTTGTTACTCTCTAGCTCAAATTCTCCGGTTTTCTTGTCAAACTGCCCGGCTGAGATTAGTGCCAAGCGCCGCCCGTTACGACACGCTTTTCCGCGCCCCTTGTCCGCTGAGCCCCACTCATTGAACTGGCAACCGTCACATTGGTCGGCTTGAGCATTGCCATCCTTGACTACTTTCTCAAACGGGGCGATCGTGTCCTCGTCGCGGCCAAAAGCGTAGCATGTCGGAGGGGCCGGCTCATCTGGGTCGTATTCTTCTTCGTAAAACACGTTCTCAAGGACCGAGTCGCAGATGACAACTGCCATCTTGTTTTCAAGCAGCGCCTCTCCGTTCCAGCTAAGGATGCCGCCTTTAAGGCTGAAGAAAGCGCCGCTGCCGATATTCTTCTCTTGCTCGGCCGCAATGTTGGCTTCTTTTTCAAGCCGCTCTTGCCAATTGATTACCTCTGTACCTGGTTTCTTTGCTGCCATGGTTACTGCTCCTTGGATTAAGAATCTAGATAATATAACTAGTTATTTGAGATGTACACCGTTATTTTGCTTTTGTGCAACTAACAGACACAGCCGTGAACACTTCTACGCCCGGAATCTTCTTACCGGCCTCCCACCGCTCTTTAACAGCAGAGTCAGATAGCCGGCGCTGCATAAGATCCCACGCGTTGGTCCGTTTGACGTGTGCATAGAATTTATCCCAGTCCTTGACCTGAGGCACTTCCTTGCGGACTACGGCTACATTAGCAACTTTGCCAGTCACGCCCTCAGCATTGGACTTGGGCAATGTCTGGATAATGTACTCCTTGACCATCTTCTCATCAGCTTCGATAGCATCGACCACTTTCTTAGCTGCTGCCTTCTCATCTCTGAGTTTATACAGTAGGTCAGCACATGCTCCAATGGTTTTGGGCATCCTGAGCTTAGATCTCTTGGGCGTTACAGCTCGCATTTAATTCTCCTCTTAGTTCTCTGGCCGCCACAGTCGCCGCACCGCCAGTAAGTAGTGCTGAATCCGCGGCGCACTTCTATCCTCCCCTTACCGTCACAAGACGGGCATTCTTTAGGTGTTTCGAGTAGCTCGATAAGAAGGGCTGCGCTTTTCTGGACCTCGTCGAAGGTCGGCATCGGTGACTGTTCTTGCGTCGATGCGCCTTCCGATTGGTGGGTTGATGACGGTTGGATCGATTTGTCCGGATGCAACTGCTGAGACAATCGTCTCTTTGCCGCTCTGACCTGTATCAAGGTTGCCGAAGGTTTCAGTCTCAATACTGCCAATGCGGTCAATATCTGTGATGCGGTTACGCTCGTGGATGATAGCCATCCCGATGTAGACGATTGCTCCAAGCGCTTCATTGACAAATTCCTCGTCGTATTTAATTGATGCCGCTTCCTCAAGCTTCTTGGCGGCTTGGCCAGTTAGAAACCCACGTCCGTGCAACTCGCCATAGTGGTTCCATGGTTGCTTCATGAAGTCGACGCGCTCTCCTCCGTGCCTGTCTCCCTTGCCCCTTGTGCATTGCGCTATGGCCTCTAAGAAGATGGGGAATAGTGGGTGCTCGTTCATTTTTGCTCCTCAATGAAAACTAGGCCGCTAAGGGCCTAGAGTACTTGTCGCAATCGTAGCTGCTTACTTAGTTACTTAGATGCCGGCGGGTTGGAAAGATCCGCGGTGCCGACGGCTTTGATGCCAGATTTGAGGTCGCGTAGAGTAGAAGCATAAGCAACTTTGCCGCTGGGCACTTCGCCATCGGCCTTCAAATTATCAAGCAAGTTTTGAACAACGTCGGCAGCAGCTTTTGCAGCTTCTTTCTTTGCTTTTGTAACAGATTTGTCAACAAGCGCGGCGACTTTCGGATCTTCAAGCAATTTGCTCATTTGGTATTTCTCCATTGGTTGGGTAACAGCCTCTGAATAGGCTTTCAAAATTATACTAACTAGTTATTTACTTGTACAACGGTTTATTCGGGTTTTCCGCCGCTTACAATTTTGTTGCCCCCGAATTCCAGCAAAGGCAACTTCTATTTCTTGCTCAAGACGAATCAGCGCAGAATGGTTGGGCACTATAGTTGATACTGAATGGTCGATGAACAGCCCACCCAATTCAAGCCCTCTCAGTCTATGAGAATTCACAATTTCCTCGACGCTAAAGAAAAGAATTCTGTTGTCTCCAAAACTAATCCGTTGGCGCCTAGGATCTATAATGGTGTTTTCCGACCCTCTAAGAACGACGTCATTCACAAGACTCGCGCAGTACCCAAAAAATTGTTTATTGTGGATGACCACCGCAACTGGTCGTTGAGTTTCAAAACACCTAGCCACCGCGTCTTGCAGCATTCTAGTTGTGCGTCCTGTACCTCTTTCGTTCATGCTACTTCTCCTTTGTAGTTGGTAGATACCCGTAGCGTGATGCGTAGTCCGACTCGAGAATTTCAACCCGGTCTTCGAGCTTCCCTATTTTAGTCAAAAGTTGATTAGCCAAATCGGTCAACACTCTGATTTGGGCTGCACTAGATCTGTTCTCGCTACTGTTACTGTGCGCTAGGCCAGACAAGTACTCTTGTCCCGTTGGTCCGTTCATATCACCCTCTAACCGGAGCCGCAAACAAAAACGGCGTTAAATCTTTTTTTAGGTACAGGGGGTGCGCCGGTGCTCCGTCTTTATTCAATTTAAGACAGTGTAAATTTGGTATCATAGAAGCCACCTGTTCATGTCTATTGCCAAACATTTTTGCCATTGAGCCCCAAGCAGCAATAATAAGGTCGGCTCTTTTAGCTTGAGTTCTCAACACAAAATCATTATGGAAGCCAACAGGATCTTCTGGGCCGTACAATCCTTCTGGAAACGGCGATCTGTAGGCATAAAGATTTGTCATTGACAAAGCATCGAACCCCCATTCTTTTGCGTACCCTACACAACGCCTGATAGTAGGGTCGTCATTTTGCGCATCGGCTGTAGAAGGATTCAATCCTATAAACATTACATTTCTGTGAGTCTCTCCCCACCTTCGCCAAAGACTGTATCTATATTTACCGTCGGCACTCAGATAAGCAGATTTTTCCATATCACCCTCTCGCTGTTGCCGCTTTGAACTTCTTCTCAGCAGCGTTAATGTGCGCGGTCATTTCCTTGGTTGACGCGCTTAACCATTTCTCTTTATTGCGCACTATATAAAACACAAGCGTCCGCCTGCGACCGTCGATGTTGCAGAATAGCTTAGAACCCCCATTGGCCTTGGCAAAGCCTGCATTCGAAAGCTCTCTACCTATAGTGCCCGCAGTGACCCGCATCGGCCTATCGTCTGGGTTATAGAGAGCGTAGAGCTCCTGCGCCGTGAATAGGTCACGCTGAATTCTGGCAGACCCTATCATCAGCATACTATCTGGGTCGTCCCTAAGCTCCCTGACCCATGCGCCATGGTCGGATTGCACCGAGCTGATCATGCTGTCCTTAGCAGCTGTACGCAGCGCAGGGGCCTTGGGGTTAAATTTCGAGATGTCTCTGTGCTGGAAATAATAGAAGAGAGCTTCCGCCCCGCCATTTTCCAACCAGTTCATATAGTTTGTGTAGAACTGCTCATCTAGTGGGGGTACTGTTACCTCATGGATAAAGAAGCGGCGGTCTGAGTCCTCAAGATAGAAGCTATCTGAGTGGTTGGCCGTAAAGAAGTAGTTGACGCAGTCTGGTATGGCGTAGCTAGGGACGTATTTGCCATTGATCCGAATCTCTTGCTGAGTGATCATCTTCTTCAATCTGTCTGCGTCAGCCCTCTTATTACTTCCCGCAACGTCGTCTCCCATGACAAACTGTTTTCCTTCCGCCCATTCATTAAAAGGAGACTGAAGGTCTGCGTGGTCAATCTCGCTGAAATTATCCCCGTAGATCCGTCCGAGCGAATAACCGACCATTGACTTTCCAGTTCCCTGTTGCACTCCGTGGATAACAGCTGCGCTAGACATTTTTGATCCAGGATTCTGGATGGGATAAGCACACCAATCAAGGAACCATTCTTTTGTAGCTCTATTAGCTCCTGTGAATAAATGCTCAATAAGTTGTTCAAACGGCTTAGTTGATCCACGTCTAGAATCACAACCCCAACCTTTCCATATATTGAGCTCGAGCTCATTTTCTTTCTCCACTATTTTCTCGGCCCCTGGCCGGTAGGTTAATCTGCCACACTCGTTGCGCATAGGCCAGCGTATCCAAGCAGCTGCTGCCGATGCTCGTTTAGCTTGAGTCTCTCCTTCGGGCGTGAGCGTGAGCTCTAAGATCTTCTCTTTGGACTCTGTATGCTCTTTGAAAGCAGATGGGGTGATTTTATGCAGACTCTTCAGGTTGACTATCACGCCCGGGTCTTGGACGTAGATGTATTTCTTGTTCATGGCAATTAGATGTTTGCACAAGCCTATCATAGGAGACGCGTGGAGCATGAGCGCAAATTGCTCATTAGCATCCTTGCCCCCGTAGGTCAGGAAATCGTCGATGCCGGTCTTCTCTATCTCCGCCACCTCGGGCGTAATGGCTAAATGCGGGTGAGCGCCTCTGTCAACCAATTCCTCTGCCAAGGCGATAAGAGCCCGGGAGACGTTGGCGTTACCATGGTAGTCGGCATCGAAACAAATATAAACGTGCCTGCCATACCAAACCGGAAAATCGAGTGATGGTAGCCATGTGTGCCCTTGGTTGACACTACGCCACGCCCAGACGCCACCAACCGCAATCGTTGGGAATCCTTCCTTACAAGCCTTAGCCGCTTTGAGCTCGCCTTCCGTAATGATGAGTGGTATGGTTGGGTCATTGAGAATGCTCCAATCTTGGTTAGGTGGATAGTAGGCATACGTCTCACTGCCCGCTGCTTGCATGTAGGATAACTTCTTGCCCTTGGTCTGCTGAGCAAATCCTGCTTCTTGCTCTAGGTATCTGATGCGCGTGTACGCGACTCCATTACCCATCTTCTTTCCACTGGGCTCTAGGTAAGCGAAGCGGAGGCTTTCTAGTGGCTTGTACGATTTGTTTTCTTTGGCCGTTCTCTCCCTACTGAGATAGTCTATATGAAGCTTTTTAGCGTCTGCTACTGTGAGCCCCGATGACGCAAGCTTTTCTATTGCTGCCTGGCTGTACTGCCCCTGCGCCATGATCACTCCGCCTCATTAGGATTATCTCTGAACACTGTGAATGGTATAGCTTCACTCTCATCTGGAGGCCCGTAGGATCCTGGAGTAGTTTTGTTTTCTTGGATCATGTATTGAGCGATGCCCATTTTGTGCCTTGACATCTTAGCTGCTATGGCGGGGGGACTGTGATTGACTATTTTAGAAATTTCTGAAAGGGTCATAGTCTCATTTGCGGCCTTTACGTCATGGGTGTAGCCCCAACCGGCCAGGTACTTCTTAGCTGGCCTTCCTGGTGGAGATTTCTCTTCTATAGGCGGCAAAACAAGTGATTCAAGCTCACTTTCTGCCATCTTTAAGTAGTTGCCTAGTTGCCTTATCTGTTGCCCCAAGGCCCTCTGGTTGCGCGAAGAGAGCAACAAAATGATGGAAATGAAGCTTTTTTGGGCCAATTCTGGCCCCGTTTTTGTACCCATTTGAGTCCTTTTTGGTCTGTTTCTTCAGCGATTTTAGAGCTCAGTTGCCTTTGTCGCGCGACCAAAAGGCAACAAGGCAACTGAGAAAATTTGTTGAGTAATCGTATGCTGTTATTTTAATTACGTACAACAGGGGCGATATGTCCTTGGTAATCAAGCACTTATGCGGCGTACTGTGCAATAACTATGCGCCCTGCGCCCTGCTCTGTGGGGGCCCTCACAAAGTTGCCTGTTGCCTTTACTTTCTTTATATTCTAGAATAGGGGGAGGAATTTAACATAAAAAGAAAAGTAAGTAATAAATTAGGGTAGTAGTAGATAGATCTGCGTTTTATAAAGGCAACAGGCAACTTTGTGGGCCTGCATGATTACGGCCCATAGAGCGCCCCCACTACGAGCGCAAGAGTATAATCGCTGCATGGTACACGCACGCCTCACAGGTAGCAGAGCAGTCAAGCGCAGAGCACGGTGGCTACGTGAGCACTCACTGTGCGTACACTGTAAGAAGCAAGGTTATTTAGTTGCTGCTGAAGAGGTGGACCACGTGGTACCAATACACAAGGGTGGCAAGGACGACGAGTCTAACTTTCAATCGTTGTGTAAGCGACATCACGCTAACAAGAGTATTAAAGAGAGAGGATGGATACGCAGAGCAGGTTGCAACGCTGATGGCGTACCCAACGACCCGGAGCACCCATGGAACAAGTAACAAAGAAAACTCTGCGAGATGTTATCGTTGAAGAGTTGAGAAACCAACAGCAAGATTTAGGTTGTTTGGATTTATACAACGAGGACGACGACACGATTGAGGTTGACGGAGTCTTAGAGCTTAACAAACTTTGCGATTCAATTAGTAAGTTCGTAGTTAATAACTAGTTATTTATCAAGTAACCATGTAGTTTAGGGGCCGGTACCTAAAAGCTTAGGGCGGGCCCCCTGGACTACGTCCCCCCAGTCATTTTGAATTGGGTTTTGATTGTGAGGTGATTGTGGCGAATAGAAAAGGCGCCGTCGGACCAAGGAAAAAGCCGATAGTTAACACAGTCGAAGGGCTTTTGAAAGCGGCTGAAGATGCTGCAGCGGGCCCGATCTCGCCGCCAGCTTTTACAGATTTGAGGCCACATCATTTGCCCGCCTGGGAAATGGTCATGAATTCTCGAGCCAAAGACGAATGGCTTAACGAACAAGATTTTTTCTTGGCCGAAGATCTCGTAAAGTGCGTTTATAGAATACAAGAAGAAGAGCGCATACTAGATCTTGAGGGGTCCATCACAATTAAGATCGACGGCCGCGAACCAAATCCCAGAATTGCTGTAATTTCAGAATTGTCCGAGCGCGCCCGCAGATTGATGCGCACTTTGCTAATTCAGCCAACACAAAGCGGCAGGGCGTTTGAAAAAACTAGAAAACGCGCGTACGAGCGAGATGCTAGAAACATGCAATCACAAATCAAAGGCGAAACTCCACCAGTGGACGAGAATGAGCCACCTAAAGACCCAAACATTGGACTTTTGGCCTAAATATGGTAACTCCGCGTAAGAAACCTGCAATTCCGCGCAAGAAAGCGGCGCCAAAAAAGACCAAAATTGCCGCTGCGGTGGGTGATTTATCAACGATGACGCGCGGTGAAAAGGTTGTCGCGTTTATCGAGAACTACTGTTTGATCCCAGAAGGAACTAAAGTCGGGCAAAAGATGCTGCTCGATCCGTTCCAAAAGAACTTCATTATTGCTGTTTACGACAATCCAGCGGGCACAAGACGCGCATATTTGTCGATTGCGAGAAAAAACGGAAAGACTGCGCTCATTGCCGCTCTTGTCTTGGCTCACGTTTGTGGCCCTGAGGCAATTCAGAACAGCCAAGTTGTTTCTGGTGCAAGGAGCCGAGATCAAGCAGCGCTTGTGTTCAACCTTGCAGCCAAGATGATTAATCTGTCGGCCATCCTCCGAAACCTTGTGAAAATTGTCCCGTCGAGTAAACGATTGGTCGGAGTCAACAAGAATGTTGAGTACAGGGCGCTTGCAGCAGACGGTACGACGGCCCACGGCCTTAGCCCTATACTTGCTATTCTCGACGAAGTCGGGCAGGTCCAGGGGCCCCAGGATGCGTTTATCGACGCAATTACGACCAGCCAGGGCGCCCACGAGGCCCCAATTCTCATGGCAATCTCCACTCAGGCGCCCACAGACGCCGATTTATTGTCAATTTGGATAGATGATGCACTAGAATCCAAAGATCCGAAGATAGTTTGCCACTTATACGCGGCAGAACAGGATGCGGATGTGGACGATCCAGAAGCTTGGAAAGCAGCTAATCCGGCAATTGGGTCATTCAGAAGTCTTGTGGACGTTGAAGAGCAGGCCAAGCAAGCCAAAAGAATGCCAAGTGCAGAGAACACTTTCAGAAATCTCACACTGAACCAGAGAGTTCAGATGTTTTCACCCTTCATTGCAAGGAGTGTGTGGAACAAAAATAACGGTAAACCAAGGAGCTTAGACGAGTGTGTTGTGGTCGGAGGCCTTGATCTGTCGCAATCACTTGACTTAACAGCGTTCCACTTAATAGGTGTGGACGAAGATGAAAGACAGCATTGGCACACATATTTTTGGACTCCGTTGGACACGATTAGAGACCGGCAAGATAGAGACAAGGCACCTTATCAATTGTGGGTAGACCAAGGGTTCATCCGCGCAGTTCCAGGGAAAGTCATTGATTACGGCGTTGTTGTTCGCGATATGCATGAGATTTGTGAAGACTTGGATCTTAGAGCCATTGGGTTTGACCGATGGAGAATGGACTTTTTGAACAAAGAAATTGAACGGTACGATCTTGACTTCCCCATGGAACCGTTTGGCCAAGGGTTCAAAGACATGTCGCCTGCTATTGAGCAGGTTGAAACCCACATGGTCCAAGGAAATGTCAACCACGGCGATAACCCGGTGCTCAACTGGTGCGCCGCAAACGCCGTTATTGTTCAAGACCCGTCTGGAAACAGGAAACTTGACAAAGTGAAATCAACTGGGCGCATCGACGGTATTGTCGCGGCGGTTATGGCCGAAGGCATGTTAAGCAAAGAGATGCTCGAGGCTGAATCAGGTTTTGAGACCATCTAATGACTCCATTTGACCCATTCTTGGCCGAAGCCGCCATCACGTCAGAATCTAGAGAGATTGCTATTCCAAGTCTTAGCAATATGATTCAAACGACCGTTGTCTCTTCAGATAACGTAGCAATGGGCGAACTGTTCAATATGCCGCCAGGAGTGACTGATTACTCGGTTAATCCTGATTCGGCGATGCGTATTTCCGCGTTTTACAGGTGCATCACACTTCTTTGCGGTGTTATATCAACTTTGCCCATTCATATTTATGAGCAAAATGCAGAGGGCGATAAAGAACGCATTATCGGCGACCCACTTGCGCCTTTGCTTAATATGCGGCCCAATTTTAGGTTCACCGCGGCGGCGTTTTGGAAATGGATCCTGCTCTGCATTTTTCTGCGCGGCGATGGCTACGCTTGGGTTATCCGCAAGAAGATTGGCCGTGGAAGATCCAGCGCTTTAGAGGTATCTCAAATCATTCCGCTCAACCCTGCACAGGTCAGAGTTGAGGCTAACACAGAGCAAGGTGATTTAGATTACTGGGTTACGTTATCTGACGGCAGGGTTATCAAAGTGCCTTCCGATGACATGCTGCACTTTCCCGGTTTCGGATTTGACGGCGAGCATGGCATGAGCCTGCTTTCATGGGGGGCTCGAAACGCCATCTCAGTCGCTGGAACAGCTGAGAAACAACAAGGTTCCATGTTTGGCTCTGGCGGCGTTGGCAGGCACGTCTTCACGTCGCCCAATAAAATGAGCTCCGCGCAAAAGGACGATCTCAGGTCACAATACGAGGATCTCATTAATCAGCCTGCTCGTATGTTGCCGTTCATTCTTACTGGCGGCATGGACGTTAGCTCAATCAGCATGAAGGCGTCAGACGCGCAATTGCTTGAGACTCGAAATTTCCAAGTTGAAGAAATCGCCCGCGTATGCGGAGTGCCGCCCCATTTGATTGGTGCTACTACCAAAGTGACGGCCTTTGGCAAGGGCCTTGAAGAGATGGGGCGTGGATTTTTGATCTACTCTGTTCAGCCCATCATCGACGAGATTACACAAGAGTTGAGCTATAAGCTTTTCGAATCTGATTCTGAGATTGGCAGATTTTGCGAATTCAACGTTTCTGCGATTGCAAGATCTGATCTCGTAAGCAGAACGGCCGCTTACAGGCAATCTATTGGCGGCTCGCAAGGCCCTGGCTGGATGACCACCAACGAGATTCGTAAGCTCGAGAGGCTGCCCAAGGTTGACGGTGGTGACGAGTTGTTTACTGGCATGGGCAGTTCTGAGCCCGAAGACGAAGATAAATCTGACAAGGGTGAAGACCCCGAGGAAAACGAAGATGAAAATGAAGAAGAGGCCTGACGGCCACGCCATCATGGCTAATTTGACGCTTGATAACTCAGGCGTTGAAAAGCTTTTCAATGTTGTCGAGCCAACTAACGAAGGCGGCGCAACCGACCTCTACATCTACGACATCATTGACCAATTCTGGGGTGTCAGCGCAACGATGGTTATTGAGGCCCTTCAGAATGTTCAAAAGGGATCCCCACTAAACGTCAGGTTGAATTCACCTGGCGGCTCAGTGTTTGAGGCCCGCGCTATTCTTTCTGCCCTTCGCAATCACGGCAAATTCAACACGTACGTTGACGGAATCGCCGCATCGGCCGCTAGCTGGATTGCAACCGCGGGTAATTCTGTGACCATGTCCAAAGGATCGTTTCTCATGATCCACCAGTCATGGGGCGCTGCTTACGGCAATGCGCAAGAGATGAGGGCCACCGCCGACCTTTTGGATAAGATCGACGGAACAATCATTGATGACTACGCCGCTAGAACCGGCCAAGATCGCAAGCAGCTTACCCAGTGGTTGCAAGATGAAACTTGGTTCACGGCTGATGAAGCCAAAGAAGCTAATTTCGCGGATTTGGTCGATGACGGAAAAGAAGCAGACAACAAGTGGAATATGACCAAGGCTTATAAAAATGCGCCTGAGCCGAAGCCCGTTCCAGAAGATGAATTTGACTGGGAGTTGCACAACAGGCGTGCAGCTGCCCTTATGATCGGTATTCAGTAAGCTGACGCAACTGCGCATCAGCAATTTTGCCTTCGGGCTTTCAACTAAGGAGTGGCAACACAATGAAGACTCGCCTAAAGCAGTTGCGGGAGCAACGAAATGCGAAATCTGCCGAGCTCGCGAAGCTCATGAACGAAACCGACTCGACTGAAGGCAAGTCTGGTCGAAAATGGGACAAGGAAAAGGATCAGCCGGTGTATGATGCACTCATGGCTGAGATCGCCGACGTCGACGCCGACATTGAGCGCACAACAAAAGCAAGTGAGGTCACGGACACTGCTCCTCCTACTATTAAACAGAATGAGCGCGACGAGCGCAATGATGCGCGCAAGGACATTACCGCTAAGAACTTCGACCGGTTTCTGCGTAATGGCTGGGGCGGGTTCAATATGGACGAAATTTCCGAGCTTCGGAACGCTATGTCGACTACGACAGATGCTGAAGGCGGTTATACAGTTCAGTCAGAAGTTTCTTCCGACTTGATCGAGCGTTTGAAGGCATTTGGCGGCATGCGGACTGTTGCCCAGTTGCTGAACACGAGCAAAGGTAACCCTATCAACTGGCCGACGACAGACGGAACTTCTGAAGTTGGTGAGATTGTCGCTCAGAACACGCAAGCCGGTTCTCAGGACATCACGTTCGGGACAGTGGCAATTGGGGCTTATAAGTATTCTTCGAAGATCGTGACCGTGCCATTCGAGCTGATGCAAGATTCAGAGGTCGACGTTGAGGCATTAGTCAATCGACGGCTTGTTGAACGAATCGCACGAATCGAGAACCAGCACTTTACAGTCGGCACTGGCACCGCCCAACCAGAAGGAATTATTCCAGGAATCGGCGTCGGAGTAGCTGCGTCCAATGGCTCTAGCCAAGTGACTGCGACTAGTTATGATTCTCTTGTCGATCTGATGCACTCGGTTGACCCGGCATACCGGGCTTCTGCCAAATGGATGATGCACGACAGCTCTTTGCAAGGCTTGTACAAGCTTGTCGACGGCGAAGGTCGTCCACTATTTTGGGCGGCTTCGCGCGACTTGTCAGACAGCATGCCCATGACTTTGCTTGGCCGCGGCATTACCATCAATCAGGATATGCCTGAAATGGCAGCTAGCGCTAAGTCGATCGTGTTTGGTGACATGAGCAAGTACATCATTCGCGACGTGATGGCCGTTTCGCTCTTCCGGTTTGCTGATTCTAAGTACATCGAGAAAGGCCAGATCGGATTCTTGGCGTGGTTCCGCGCAGATGGCAAATTCACTGACAACGGCGATTCTTGTAAAGTTTTCCAGAACGCCGCTTCGTAATAGTTTCTCCTCCGCTGCTGGAAGTTCAGTAGTTTAGCTCCGGGGTATCTAAATGCCTCGGAGCACTTTTAGAAAATGAATAGAGGACAAAGACATGGCTACAAAAAATCAAACGGCGGCCGCGAAGAAAGCTGAAGAAGACGCTGCTACTGTAGCGGCTGCAGAGGCCGCGAAGAAAGCTAAAATTGAGGAAGAAGAAGCTATCGCCGCAAAAATCAGAGCGGACAAAGAAGCTGAAGCTGTCGCCGCTAAAGCGGAAGCAGAAGAAAACGAGAATCTGGTAGAGGCCAGAGTTCTCATCCGTTGTAAGTACGGACGGCCGAATGATGTTGTTATGGTAGATCCAGAAGTTGCTGAGTCTAGTGCCCAGCTGGATTCTTCTGAAGAAGCTGTAGCGGCCGCGAAGAATAGCTGATAAGGATTAAACATGGCAACATTGTCGCAGCTTAAGTACCAACTGAAACTCGTTGACGATCCGGCGGATGCTTCTATCCAAGCCGATCTTGACAATGAACTCAACCGCTATTTGGCTGCGGCAATCCGGCAATGCGAGCACGACACGAGCAGAATTTTTTCACAGAAGAATCTGACCAAAGAACTTCAAGCTTGGTCTGATCCAATCGTAATTGCGGCCGCGCCGTTTGTTTCTTTGGTTAGTATTGAGTACAAGCATCTTGTTGGTTCTGTGCTGACAACTTCCGCGCTGGATAGCGCTGCGTTTGTGTTTATCAAGAAGTCGTATGGTGCCAACCTAGTTCTCAGATCTGGTTTTGAGCTTCCAGAGCTTGCGAAAGACGCGGCAGATCCTGTCGTCATTACGTTTACTGCCGGCTATTCAACTCCACCAGAAGATATGGATAGCTGGGTACTTATGAGAGCCGCGGCCCTGTACATCAACCGTGAGACTGATAACAACTTGTCTTCTGATCCGGTTCCATTTGCTGATGGCCTCCTTGATAGCACTAGAAGGTTTACGCTATGAGATCCGGACCTCTGATGCAGAGAATCAGCATCAAGAAAAGAACCTCTACTGGAAAAGATTCTTACGGGTCGGAGCAGTACGTTTGGTCTACGCATATCAGAACCTGGGCCCGCGTGTCGCCGCTGTCCGGGACTGAGCAAGAAAGATTTAGGCAAGATAAAGCTATGGCAACGACTGAGTTTAAGATGCGCCATATTAAAAACATTGTGCCAGACATGGTGATCGAATACGGTGGCAAGGACTATAACATTTCTGAAGTTATCGATACTGACGCCGGAAGAACAGAGCTGGTGATACTAGGTTTTGCGGACGCGTCATGACTGCCACGATAAGAACCAATATACCTGATTTCCGAAGACAGTTGCGGAGATTAGATACGGTAACGCGCAGACGTGTAGTTGCTAGAGCAGTAGCAGCCGGTGCAAGAGTTTTTCGTGACGCCGCGCGAGCGGCCGCTCCAGTCGATTCTGGTAGATTGAGACGAGGCATATATGTTAAATCGGTCCGCGTCAGAAACGCGGTAGGCACGGAAAAAGCCGCGTCAGTCAAAATAAAATCGGGCGCTAGGTACAGATCAGTCGGTAAACGCGGCAAAAATAACGACGCTTATTACGCGCGGTTTGTTATTCGTGGTCACATTGTCAGGGGCCCCGGCCAAAAATTGCAAGGCGGTCGCAGATCAAGAGAGCTACAAAGGTCTAGATTGAGAAGATCGGGCGCAAGAGAAGTGCCGCCAAATAAATTCCTGAGCCGAGCTTTTGCTGCCTCACGTGGGCGTGCGCTGTCCGCCTTTAATGACAAGCTTTCAAGCGAGCTTGCTCTAGCATCGAGCAGAATAAGATGACTTCTGAAGAAATTCTACATTCACAATTGGTAACCAATACCGGCATTTCTGGGATTGTGGCCAATAGAGTTTGGCCAGACGCGTCGCCAAAAAAGGCCACGCTTCCATGCATTGTGTACGCTAGAATTTCAACAGAATTTGTTAGAACCATACATACATCGGCCCCTGTAGCTGAGAAAGTTTATTTTGAAATCCATTGCTTCGCTGACAAAAGATCAGAGGCAGAAGAATTGGCAGGGGTTGTTTACAACGAGCTGGGTAGTTCTGATTTTCAGATTGTTTCACAAACTAGCGAAAAAATTACAGACTTAGACGAAGACGTAGAGTTGTCAATTCTAGGACTGGAATATTGGCATTCATTTAACTAGGAGTTTAGAGTCATGGCAAAGGTCACAACCTGGACGAAAGTCGCCGTAAAAATCCAATCGGCCGTTGGGGCCGCCATTGCAATTTCAGCAGTCACCAAGGCAGATCCTGCAGTTGCCACTGTGGAAACTGGTCATGGGCTGGCCGTCAACGATTATGTCCGAATTGAAAGTCTCGGCATGAATGAGCTCAACGGCCGCCTCGTTAGAATTAGCGCGGTTGCTGGTGATGATGTTACATTCGAAGGAGAAGATTCGGCTTCATACGGAACATTCCAAAGTGGCAATGTTTTCAAGGTCGATCTTGATACCGATTTGACTACTGCTACAAGTCTGAACGCGTCGGGCGGTGAGCCCAACTTTATTGACGTGACCACAATTCACGACGATCAAGAGAAGCAAATTCCGGGCAACCCATCTGCCATCAGCTACACTTTCGAAAACCTGTGGGACCCAACGGACGCCGGTACAAAGGCGCTGAAGAAGTTGTCCGACACCCAGCAGCTAGCCGGTATGATGTTCCAGTTTCGTAACGGGACACGGGTGGTGTTTACTGGGTATGCATCAGCGCCGGGGCTCCCAACTGGACAAGCCGGGGATAAAGTCGTATCTAGCGCTACGATCACCATGTTTGGAAATCCGACTTTCTACGAGAACTAACCCATGAGAAAAATAAAACGGGGAGAAACCGCTGCGTTCAAAAGGCGGGTTATAGAAGTTGTAGTACCTGGTCTGGTTCCAGAGAATTCCGAAGAAGAATGCATTGTCTTCGTCAAGTCTCTGGATGCCGGCCAACGCTTTAATCTTTCCTCTAGGTCGAAGAAAGATCAAGAGATAGACCCTATTTTTCATACGTTGGCGGTGACAGTTCTAGATGAAGACGGCGAAGAACTTATGTCGGCTTTAGACTGGCGAGAATGGTCAACAAACGAGCACGTTCCACACGACCGGTTTTTGGAACTTGCTGGCAAAGCCATGGATGCTACAGGGAGTGCAACCAGAGCTCAAAAAAAGTAGATAGCGCTGATTGGCAATTCGCAATGATGCTCGCAAGGACTCTTGGGCGCAGCGTTGATGAACTTTTGGAATCGATCAGCGCCGATGAGTATGTTATGTGGATGCTCGAGTATGCTAGAAACCCGTGGGGCGATCGAAGAAGCGATGTCAATTTGGCTAACATCGCAGCTACGATACACAACATGGCAGGTAAAATTTCTACGTCTAGTGAAAACCTAGGTTGGAAAGATTACTCTCCATTTGACAGCGTGGAAGTAGACGAAGAAGATTCAGTGGACCCGGCCGAGTTTTTTGGAAAGGTGATTAAGAATGCCAGAACTTAGAATTGATATCAAAGCCAGGTTCGCCGAATTCAGTGATTCACTTAAAAAAATTGAATCTGACACGTCTAGAATGGTTGGTGGAGTTTCTAAAGCACTCAAAGGTCTTGGAAGTGCGCTAACTCTTATAGGCGGCGCCGCTGTATTCGGGGCCCTTACCCGCTCGTTAACCAACGTTGCGGCGCAATTTGACGATCTGGCGAAAAAAGCGCAGGGCGTAGGCGTTACGGTAGAGCAGCTTTCTGGACTTAGGTACGCCGCGGATTTTGCAGGCGTGGGTGTAGGCACTCTTGACAAAGGCCTGGCAAACTTAGGACGTAGGCTTGAAGAGGCTAAGGACGGCACCGGTGAAGCCGTCATAGCCTTCGGCAAACTTAACATCGACGTATCGAAATTCGATAACGCATCTGACCTAATGAAGGTTCTTGCCGACCGGTTCAAAGATCTTCCAGACGGCGCCAGGAAAACCGCCATCGCTATGCAGCTGTTTGGGCGGGCAGGTGCAGATTTAGTTCCGCTTTTGAATTCAGGCGCTGCCGGAATCCGCGAAATGACGGAAGAGGCCGAAGCGCTAGGTTTAATCATTGGCACAGATGCAGCGCAAGCTGCTGAGCGGCTTAATGATAACATGAACAGAATCGGCAAAGCTGCCGGTGCGCTTCAAGTCTACCTCGCCGGCCCGCTTATCAACACTCTAGCCGATCTGAGTGACGCGTTCATCGCCACTAGAAAATCCGGGAAAAGCTTCATTGAAACGATCGAGGCCGTATTTAGTTCTAATGAGCTTGAGAGGGCGGCGCAAGCCGGCATTGAAAAGCTCCAAGAGATCGCAGATGTTCAGGCTAAGTTAGATGGTGAGACCAGCCCACAGCGCATACGTAGACTGAAAGATGAGCTTGCTATTTTGCAGGCCCAGAACGAAGCTATCAATGATCGCGTACAAGCGCTGAAAGGGACTGTTAACGAATCGTTTCCGCAGCGCAAGCAAAGACCACAAGGGTTCAACCCAGCCGGTGAAGATTCCGCGGAACAAGCCGCAAACGCCAAAAAACTTAGTGACGGTGAAAAGCTTATCGCCCAATTGAGCAGGCGACTGGAGGCTACTCAAAACCTCAACGAGGTTCAAAAAATAGGTTTGGAGCTTTCTAGAAAATCTTCCAGCGTTTCTGAGAGTGAAGCCAAAGAAGCTATCAACCTTGCAACTAGAATAGATTTACAGAAAAAGCTCAATACTGAAAAAGAAGCGCAGCGCCAATTAGACGAGTTGATAGCTAGCTCTACTAAAAAGGCCTCTGACCAATTGCAAGCGGATATCCAGAAAGTCAAAGATTTGGCGGATCCTTTTGCGAGTATTGCAAGACAAATACAAGAGATCGAAGACATCGCGAAGCGTGCCGGCGGCGCAATTTCAGATGATATGGTTCAGAGGGCTATTAATTCATTTTCAACCGGGGATAAAGCCGTCAGTAAATTCGGTGAAAGCCTCGATAAGACCAAAGAACTTTCTGCTGATTTTTGGGCCTCATTTCAGTCGGGCGCTGAAGACGCAATTTTTGAGGCAGAAAAACTAAGTGACGTAATCAAAGCTCTTTTCCAAGATTACGCCAAATTGTTTCTTCGCCAAAATTTGTTTGCGCCGTTAGCCCAAGCTGCTGGAATTGGTGGTAGTACGGGCACACCGCAGCAACCTCCTGCGCCCGTAGAAAATAGAAACAACACGTTCACGCCATCTTCTAAAGCGTCTTTGTCTGCTCAAGCGACCGGTTCTGGTGCAGGTGTTACGATCAACAACGACCTCAAAGTAACAGGTAACGGGGTGACTATACAAGAGGTTAATGCCGCAGTGAAGAGATCATCTCGGGCCACAGTTCAGGGCTTGCAAGACGCTGAAAAACGAGGCAAGGTACTAGCATGAGCCAAATACTCTACCCTACAACCCGGGCGTTGTGGCCGGAAGAAATTAGCTTCGGTCTTAGATCCAACGTGCTTGTGAATATACAAGCGTCGTTGGGAGCTGAATTCAGGCGAGTGGTTCTGCCCGGTAGCCGGTGGGTTTGCGATATGCAGTACAACGCGTGCAGCCTCCCAGATCTTGCTGAGCGAGAAGCCTTTTTTGCTGAGGTCGAGGGCCAGGCAAACGACGTTATGATGTGGCACCCCAACCGTGAAAATCCGCGCGGAACTTTTGTGGCTTTAACCAACTCTCTTGCTAGAGCGCAAACCACAAACGATTCGGACCAGTTGTATATCACAAACGGCCCGCCGTTCTCCACTTTGCTCAAAGGAGACATGTTTTCTGCCGGAGAGCACCTCTTCATGGTTAAAGAGGCCGCTAATTTGCAGTCAGATGGGTCAGGATTCGCCCGAGTCGCGCCGAAAGTAAGGGAGTCGTTTACCGCTAGCCCTATCATTTCAAGTCGTCCTACGGCCCGTTTTGTATCCGCAGAACCATTGGTTATGATCCCATCTAATCGGCGTTCAGGCCTTGAATTTGCCGTTAGATGGGTGGAGATATTTAATGCTTGACGCGCTTCAAAATATTGTGGATTCGTTTGAAACTGACAAGACCTTATATGCCTTTGTGGCCGTGGAAGTTCTCCTTGATAACGATCTTGCCCTAAGATACACCACATTGGGCGCCGACAGAGAGTTTCGCGGCGTTAATTGGAGAGGAGCGGGTAATCTGCTTGCCCTCAATGATTTGCAAGAGACCAATGATTTGGCCCCCGAAGGAGCTGAGGTTATCTTGTCCGGTATGGACGAGGCCACGGTCTCTTTTGTGCTCCGCGAAAATTTACAGGATAGGCCGCTTACAATTTATTTTGGATTGTTTGACGAAAGTGGTCAGATCATCGATACTCCCATGGAACTTTACAGAGGGTTTTGTGATACTGCTAAAATCCAAGTGTCTGACAACCAAGCCGTTGTTTCATTGGCATCCGAGTCGCACGCTGCAAGGTGGTCTACACCAGATGGATCAGTCTACAATGATGCCGACCAGCAAGACAAATATCCGGGAGATGATTTCTTCAAACACGGGCCGCAGTCTGCTGATCAAGTAACAACCACAAAGTGGCCAACCGCTGATTTTTGGAGGAAGTAGTGAGATTTTCTAATTGGCCTAAGCTGCTTGACAGTTATCTAGCTAAGTGTAGCAGCATTCCATTTGCGTACGGCAAGCAAGACTGTGTTTTATTCGCCATTGGCAGCGCTAAAGCAATAACGGGTGTTAACCAAGACATCGGAGTTGAGCCGTGGTCCAACACTAAAGAAGCGGCGCAGCGGTTGGCAGAAGTTGACAATGACATTACGGTAGTTATGCAATGGGCAGAAGAAATAGACCCCGCGTACGCAGGAACGGGCGACATAGCAATGCTTGAGATAGACGGGCGAAATTCCTTGGGGGTCTTCTTAGGAACAAGAATTGCGGGCCCAGGTGAAACTGGCCTGGTCTTTATTTCTAGAGCGCGTGCTACCAAAGCTTGGAGAGTTTGAGTGGGAAAATTTAAGGATGAGTTCGTAGGATTGGCGACCGCTGCAGCTGGTCTCTATGTTGCTTATCTTACAGGCGGTTTGAGTGCGTCTTCGTTTACAGGACAGGCCGCTTTTGCTACTTACGCGTCAGCTGCTGCAACAGCTTACGGAGTGTCTAGCTCGCGGCGCGCATCTAGACTTGCCAGGGCTAACTACAACAGCAGCCTTCAAGACAGAGAAATTACCACTACGTCGTCAGTAGCATCTAGAAGAATACCATATGGCACCGCCATGGCCGGCGGCAATTTGACTTTTATACGACCATCTGGTGAGTTCAATAAATATCTGCATTTAGTTATAACGCTATCAGACGCTTGCACCAGCATCGACGATGTTTTGTTCGACAACGAATCAATTGGTGGTTTGGACGAATTTGGATTTGTCCAAAAAGGATCTCGATTTTGGAAGCGAGAGCTTAAGCACAAGTCAATAGAAGTGACCGGCCCGGGCAGAGGTGGTGAGGTTGAATTACTAGACCCCATTAGATACCAGCGAGTCGAGTCTGTTAGTACGTCTTACGTAGTCCATGGTGAAGCAGATACACCGGTTGTCGAACATTTTATCAGAAACACAGATTATATCAACACAGATAGAGGCATCATATTCGTCAACGATAGGGCCAAAGGCAAAAAACTAGTCATTACCTACGTTTACGACGACGGTAAACCGCTTGTAAGAATATTCAAATACACAGGCCGCGAAGAAGGTGACAATCTTCGAGACGTAACACTTGAGCAAGATTTTCCAGGCGTTTGGACCTCTAGCCAAAAAGGTTATGGGGTTGCTCGGATACACATACGAATAGAATTTGACCAAGATATTTTCGGCAGTACAGGATTGCCCGGCATCGCCGCAAAACTCAAAGGCAGATACGTCTTAGATTTCAGAAACAGTAATTACGTGTCAACTGACAACGCGGCCCTTGTTATTTCAGATTTTTTAATGCATGATTACGGGTACTCAGTCAATCGCGCAGACATCGATGAAATCAACTTCTCAGCCGAAGCAAATTTGAGTCAACAACCCATTTTAGAAAACGGCGTTAATAACGGACAAAACAGATTCACCATCAACGGTATGGTTTACGCTGATGAGGCCCCTAGTGCGTCGCTCGAACAGCTGCTAACTAGTAATCTAGGTGGGCTTATTTGGTCGGGTGGGAAATGGACTCTGAAGTCGTCGCAGTACATGGCGCCCGAAATGTCGCTAGATCAAAACGATCTCGCCGAAGGCTCTATTACGATGAGCTCTAGGATGGAGCGCGTAGATCTTGTCAATACCGTTCGCGGAACTTTCATAGACGAACTCATTGGGTTTAGGTCTAATAGCTATCCTGAGTATAAGGCTCTTGCTTACGTTGCGGAAGACAACGGCCGTACGTTTAGGAAACCGCTTAATTTTCCTTTTGTTAAATCAGCTCTTGTTGCTCAGCGCCTTGCAAAACTGCACGTGGCTAAATCTAGGCAAGCTGTCAGAGGTAATTTTCCGTTCGGTCTCAAAGCGTTGAGGTTGCGGCCGTTTGACACTTTTAGATTTACGTTGCCGTACGCTGGGTTTGACGAAAAAGTGTTCCGTGTAAATTCGGTTAGATTCTCTTACGAGGAAATGGCCGTATACGTCGATGCCCAAGAAGATGCGCCAGAGATTTACAGCGAGTTTTTCGACGATTTGAAAACACCGGATCCTGCGCCCAATACTAAGCTGCCCGATCCTAGATTCGTGCCTGCTATAACGAGGTTCGAAGTAAATTCCAATGCTTCTAGTTACACTGTTTTGGACGACGGTACAGTTGCCGCTCACGTAGAATGCTCTTGGGATGCAATCACGTCGTCAACCATATTACTCGGTGGTTACATTGAGATTTGGTGGAAGTATTCTTCCGAGACGACGTACAGGCGAGAAAAAGTATCTGCTGACACGGTTGAATATTTGATCAGGCCCGTTGTTCCCGGACAGCTTATTAATGTCTACGCAATAGCTTACAGCGGCGTTGGAACAAAATCAGATCAAGTGGACGTAACTCACAGTGTCTCATCAGATATACCAAGCAACCAATCTGGGAATTTATTTACGGGCAACAGATTGCAAAACGCTTCTTTCGCAGATAATGCTATTGGATGGAGGATTTTTTCAGCCGGTTCTTCGCCGGCCAATAAACTGGTCAGACCCCAAGGCGACCCAGTCGCAGAATCTTTGCCGGCTCCTGTGACGCTAAGACAAGACACGCCAACTGATGAGGCAACCTTTTTCATACACAACAGAAAAGTTAGGTTGGAGCCGGGAGTCAGATATTGTGTCCAATTCAAATCAGCCAATCGGTATTCGACTGGTTACATGCAAATAGACCCGTTTGACAAAGAAGGTAATCGTCTGGAAATATTCAGAACAGACAAGTTGTTGGGCAATTTGTCAGATCCTGTAGACGGGTCCACACCAAGAACTATGCACGGATTTTTTACGGCTCCTCCCAATACTTTTGACGCATTAGTTTCTTTAGTCAAAGGAGGAATTGGTGGGCCGGGTGCAGGATTTTCGCAAATAGATTTCGCTCAGCCCATGTTGTCAATCGCTGATAAAACTCAAAAGCTTGCGCCAGCATGGCAAGACGGGCCGCCACTTGTAACGTACCGGGAAATAATACCAATAAATAGCAGTGATACTATTCACGCTAATTTTGTCAATAAGGTGTTGTCAAAAACGATAAATCTGACGGTCGGGCAGCGCGTTACTTTGACTACCACAATAAATGGGTCAATAACAACTTCATCAGCTGCAATTGGCGCCATTAACGTGACTGTAAAACTAGGTGCCGGAAGCAACGAGCAAAAGATAAGGTTTGACGCGTTGTACGACGGCGCACCAATCGCCAATACTCGTCGAACTGGATCTGAAACAAATATTCAGGATCTTATCGCTAACGCGACGGGCGAAACGTTGCTAGAAGTATTTGTTTACGCAAGCGGTGCTGCAGCGGCTTCCAACATTTCATCCAGTTCCATTTTAATTGAGATAACATAATGCCAGTTCCCTTAGCCCCTTCTAATCTAGCAATTTCCAGCTATTCAAGCCAAAGTGTAAATTTGACTTGGCAGGATAATTCGTCAGACGAAACCGGGTTCACGCTTGAGCGTAGGTATAAAACATCTACTGGAAACTGGTCATCTTGGGTTCCTGTTGCAGTGGACGCTAATTTTGCGTTTGCGTCCATAAACCTGCTTCTACCAAAGACAATTTATCAATTCCGAGTTAATGCCTCCAATTCAAGCGGAGTGTCTGGCTATTCCAATGTCGTTGAACAGCAGCTTTTTGGCCTATACGGAAAAATGTTCACAGACGCGTCGGCAAAAGGAGTTGATGACTGTGAAGTTCAGATTTGGTATCCTCCAGACGACGGCACCTTCATGGCTGGAGACCTCATTGCAAGAATAACTGGCGCTAAATTTCAAGACACTCTTGAACTAAACCCAGACACCGGCCAACAAGAAGCTGTTATATTCGTTGAGCTCCCAGTAACCGGCGGGCCGGTGCTACAAACCGGCGATGAAATTAGGATGTACGTGGTCGCGCTTCCCGGCGGCGTTGAAACGTTTACTAGAATTGCTCGGGACCCGAGAGTTATAGAGCTGCCGCCATTTGACGTCAACGGTACCGGCGGCGGTGTTTCGTCCGATCCTCTGGCTCCTACTATTTCTGGGGCCGGCAAAGTTCGTAGCCAAATGTCTTACACTCCCGGGCTAAGGTCCCCCATTGAAAAGTCTTGGTGGGTTGTAAACGGCAAACGCATGTATCCAACCGATAGAACATTCATTGGGACTATCGCTGATTTCAAAGGCCGGTTGAAAGCCGAAGATGTTGTCGGAGGTGTTAGCTATTACTCATCTGAGGTGATACTTGAGTCTGCAGATTTGCCAGCAGCTGAGATTGTAGAAGAGTTTAGTAGCGAAATTCTAGCCAGTGATAACGTCAACGATCAACCTCCGCAACCGTCTGCGCCCGCCGGCTTGAAGTATCGGTCAGAGAATATTAAGAGGTTAGCCGGTGGTGGTCTTGCCATGATCAACAATACGAATTACGGCGCTGCCCACGTATCTGCAGAGTTAGACGTTGATTCGTTCAACCACAAAATTAAATGGTCGTCTATTAACAACAACGCATTTTGGATGGAGTTGCAATTTGAGGCAACTAACGCCGAGTTTAGCCTGTACAACGGGGCGCCAAATGCTTCTGGGCTATCGATTAAAATAAGTCGGGGTAGCAACACAGATTCGTGGCAGACACAAGTAGTTAAGTACGTCAATAACGGCGGCGCGGCGTCTGAATCTATTGAGGAATCGGGGGTTAGCTTAGACGCCGCAATAACAGAAGTAGAAATTTCTGTTGTAAGAAATAGATTGACGGGCGCATGCTCAGTGACGATAGATCCTTCAGCAGGACCAAATGTACTTTTCAATTTCACTGACGTGTCCGTAGGAAATTGGTTAGTTGGAAAGATGGGTGGTAATGCTGGTTCTGGGTCTCCTGTTATGGAGATACAAGGAGGCGTTGGAAATGGCTCCGATGAGGATCAAATACCAGTCAACGACATTTTTGCCGAATTGTTCTACAGGGATTTCACTGAAAATCAGAACAGAGGAATTATAGGGCCGGTGTCCTCAGGAGGCGTTGAGTTCATTGACAAGCCCAGATGGTATCCAACAGTCATTAATGAAGAAGCTCAAGACTACGTGTCAGGACCTGACTACAGGGGGAACACTCCTAATCCGTCACCTACGAAGATACAACACGACCCGTTCACGTTTGATTCTGAAGGGTTGAATATTTCTGCAAGGAGAGCAACACTTCAAGAAAGGTTGTACATAAACGACACGTCTGTTATCCATACGTACGCGACTCATTTAGAGCGGCAATCGTTAACTGGGTTTGCCCCGCCTAATTCTCAGAGAGGTTGGCAGCACAGGGTAAGAGTTGCAGAAGACAATACGTTTTGGTATATGTACTCGACGTCGTCCCCTAAATCTGGCCAATGGAAAAGAAGCGGATTGGCCTGGTTGTCAGGGTTGCTTTCTCTCAGAGGATTGTTTTCGACCAAATATGGGTCATTTGGTTTTCGTGTTTCTGGTATGTCGGGTCCAGGAGTTTGGTTTGCTCTTTGGATGCTTCCAGAAAGCGGGCTTGAAAGTGCCGAAATAGATATTATTGAAACCGCTAGCACGCGCCCAGAAGAAAGAGGAAAGGTAAGTCTTAACACGCATTTGCCAGATGAGAATGAGCAGGTTTATAGCTCAGCTAATACCAGACAGCCGAGTGAGTTAATAGAATTCCCAGCTGGTGGCGGCATAGAAGACGAGCACTACATACAGTGCTTGTGGGAATACAACCGAATTAGATGGTATTTTGACGGCCGTCTTGTTCATTCAGGTGATAACATTGCGTTCGAGGATATGACAGTTCTTATGAATCTCGCTATTGCCAATGGCAATGACGGATTCCAAGAACCATTTGAAGAAGAACCCTTTGAAACAACAGTTGTCACACCACCTACCAACGATGGGATTATGACAGAAGCTGAATGGTTGGATACTATTGTTGGTGATATGCAGTTTGATAACGACGGAGTGGGTTCAAGAACTGGATCCGGGTTTTCTGGGGCAAGCATTAAAGCCAGTGCCTACGCGCCTACCGCTGCGGCGTTAACACAAATGTGCGTCGGCCCGACCGTGTACGGAAGACAAGGTGGCACGCTGCATACCATTTGTGATACTGCCGTTCCTTGGAGCTGGTTTTGGGAACAAAGTGGTAACCAACATAGTGACGCCATTATTGTTATGGGCTACATGGAAGGATTCATCCTCAATAACCAGAACGAATGGGTCAAAGTTTTCTTTGATAAGAGAGGCAAAGGCTACGTTAACGGCGGCGGGTTCAGTGATCTAAACGACGAAGGCCCAGACATTAACGGCCAAGGTCCACAACCAGCACGAGGCAACGAATTGACACTCCTTAAGGTTAGCCAGGATAGGCCGCTAGAACTTTGGACAGATCCCTTCTATACATTCCAGAACAGGGCGCTTATGTCAGGCTTCAAAGGCTGGCACTTCAGATTTGTTGCTTGGGTTGAGGGCAATGATAAAGATCTTGTCAAATGGCAGGCCTGCCAAGGTTTTGACCTGTACGAATACCAATCGAGCAAACCGGGCAACCAACGACCACCGTCAGATTATCCGTTCAGAGCTATGGACGGTGGGCATGGACGATATAAAACGCTTACGCCCGTCCCCAAGTTTTTCACCGCAACGAGTGTTGGTCCCACAAAAGCTATCGTTGGTCCAAGGCCGCCTTGGGCAGATGGATACAGCGCTTCTGACGGGCCTAATTGGCCTTGGGGAGTAGTAGGTACGGACAAGGTTATGAGTGTTCAGCAGCTCATTGATAATCCGCCTCCTATGCCGACTTTTTTACCTACACCACTTTAACCTGGGTTAATAATGACTACACCAGATCCGACGACATTTAGTCTGAAATCAATTAACATACTTCGCAGGCCGTCGTCTGAAAACAGAGGACCTAGAATGATAGCCCGGCCAGTTATTGAAGACAACGGGTTGGGTTCTGCTATAGTGACTGCTGATGCTATTTACTCAGGTTCCGTGAGCGTCACTAAATACTGGAGGCGCTGGTTATTTACAGTCGCCGGGCAAATAGGTGACTCGTATACCTACACGGCCGCGGATGAATTAAAAGCTATCACGTATGTTGAAGAACACTTGGACTCTTCTGGCGTTAAGACAATCATGTCTAGCCGCCCGTTGTTTGTGCAAGATGGAGTAGGAACTCCTACAGGCGGCGGGGAAGCTCCTACTAATCCCGGCGGTGGCGGTGATGGTGATACTACAAAATACACTGACTTTGATTTCACGCTGGGCGTCGAACCGCCTGGTGCGTCTATCAGTGATCCCGATCGATTTACTACGTCATCAGCTTACACACCGGGGCTTGTAACAACAGCGCCTAAGGTAGGGTTCTCTCCGGCTTGGGCAAATCTTGGCGGAGCTCCGTCGCTTACTGAGAACTATTCGCAGTCACCTAACGGTGATCAAACTGCTACGCGTATGGTTGTACCGGCGGGTAACGCAAATGTGGGATTGAGACACGCAATGTCCGGCCTTACTCCTGGACAGCACACCAACCATATTTGGATCAAGAGCAATACAGGCGTTAACCAAAATGTGTTCTTCAGAAGCTTAGCTGACAGCAACTATCAAGTGCTGGCCGCTACTCCGAACTGGCAGAGGTTTCATACGGTAGGAAACATAGCAAGCAACTGGTTTTCATTTGATCTAGCCGCGACGGGAGACTCGCTGGATATATCTGTCTGGGGCATGGACTTTTTCACGGGCGACGAGTCTGGAAGAGACCAGACCGGGTCTGTATCATACTTGGATCTTTTGACCGGGCAGTCTGTTCAGCTGAATGTACCGGAAGATTCTTACGACGTTGTCATTACGTCAGACACCAATACCACTGACAGAATAGCAAACCAGACAATTGGAAGCGGGCAAATATTCAACGTGCCCGGGCCCAGGAAGATTAAGCGTGTTCAATTTGTCGACGTGAATACAAACACTGGCGGCGGAAACAACACGGGAGACGGCTCTGGAACGTTTGGAGGATACGTAGACCCAGATCCTAACTACGTGCCGTCGACCCAACCGTCAGACACCGTGCGTGTTCTTATGTCTCCTACCGACACCCCGTACAAGATCGGTCCGCTAGGAAATGGCTGGCATCGGTATGCAACAGTCACGCAGCCTGGGTTCTCTTTGCCTCACGCTCGGATACTAGGATCTTTCCCAGCTAGCAACTTAGATGATGCCGGCTTTGTTTGGGGTCGTATAGCGCAAGCTGGTAGGCATAACTACGATTACGACAGGGCAGAAGAAAGCAAGACGATGAATGGAGGCTGCCCTAAAATTCTGGCTGCGTATCTAACTCCTAAATGGGGTGTATCGGCTGCGCACCAACAGGAAATTAGAAACAGGTACGGCAACGAAAACTCGTATGGGCAGATACACGGCGCTGGTCGCTGGCCTTCATATCCTTACGGGCCTATGCCACCGGAAAATTGGGAGTATCTTGCCGAGTATATAAGGTGGTGTTACAGGCCCAAAGACGTAGATGGCCCTGGCGCAGAGCCGTTTGGCGCTGGGTTTACTGTAGACAGCCACCCTGTGGTTGAGTATAGTAATGAGCAGAAATTTGGTGACGTAATACCGAACAGCACATCAAGGTGGTGGGACCACCCCTACTCTGGAAACCCGCCCAGAGCGTTTAACTTACACACTTTCAGCGAGCTAGCTATTGGTTGCAGAGTGTGCAAGGAGAATGTGCCGGCCGGCGTTAAAGTTTCTGTCGGTGGTTGGGAAGGCGATTCTCAAGGTAAGACTATTGCTAACCCCAACGCTGCTTACTCGTTTTTCCAAGCGTGGGCTTTGTCTAGTGATGGAGCCGGTGGAATCGGTATCGACCACGTCGATGTTGTGTTCTTCCACCCGTACATGTATAACTACGACCCGGCAAGAATGCAGTTTGAAATTGACGGCTATCGCGCCCAGCTCGAGTGGCTCGCTGTTCATCTTGGAAGGCCTGAAATTGCGGATATTATTATTCACGCTAACGAGACTGGGCACGAGGCAACGACAGGTGTGGACGGCCAGTATGGCACTGGGTCTTGGATTATCGATAACCAAGGACAGGCTGGGTACGACACTCTTGCTCGCAACATGAAGAGAACCACTTTGCTAGCCATTGGTAACGCCAGTCGCCAGAAGTGTGTTGGTATCACGCACTACAATGATGTGCCGCATACGAGGACATTCGGCAAAAGCAACGGCAGGCAAACTTATGGTTCTCCTTCTGAAAACGTTACTTTATCACAAGCAGGGTTGTTCTGCAACCAGGTGATTGATCGCGTTGTCAGGCAGGCTGTTATAAGATCTGACGGCAGGGCATGGGTTGAGTTCGAAGGCGGGCTTTTGCTCGAGGCTTAGGAGACGAAATGCCTACTAAAGACTGGAGCCCAGCATTGAATGAGTACGGTGGCAATGCCTGGGCCCCTAGCATTACTAGCATTGATCTACTGCCTCCTGGATTGTCAGGAGATGCTCTAGATAATCAGACCATACTGGTCAAAGGAAATGGTTCACCGGGGGCCATAATTGAGCTAGAATACGACGGTGCACTGATTAAGAATGCAAACGTTGTGGACAACTCTGGAAATTGGGGCTACTCATTGGCAGTTAGCATAGGTACGCATACCATACGCGCTAGACAGATTATAGGCGGTGAGACTTCTGATTGGTCTGTTCAAGTGACTTTGGTTGTGAGTGACGGCAAGATCAGTGCTTGGGGCTCTGCTATTAAAGGACAGAATTAATGGTTGGCGTGTCAAACAGAATCGATGTTGGTGTTGGAGTAGATGTTCGGTTCAGGCTTCGCAAGGAAATTATATTGCTGCCTTCAATCCTCACCGCCAACCTGCAACCCATCACCGCGCTATCAGAGTCAGGCGATGCGGTTGCAAAGCACAGCGTAGGGAATCTGCCTAATGGCGTGACGGTTACGGGGTGGTCGCTGGAGACGGGCGGTGCTGTATTCAACCTGACGGACAACGGCGCGACTGCTGATGTGACGGTTGACAGCTCTGCTGGCGTTGACTATTTACTTGGAGACATCAGCTATGTTGTTCGAGCTACATTAAGTGAAGGCGACTCAATAACGCTGGAGGTTGACGTTACTGTCAATCAGATCGCATGGGACTTGGCGCTTGATTTTGGACACCCTGACGTTACAGATCATCCTGACTTAACGTTTAATGGCAACACCGCTTCTACAGCGTTTGGCGATTATGCAGGCAACAACACAGCAGTTGCTGGCCCGTCACGTATGGCGATTGTTGGCGGTAGAGAATTGCCATCAAGCGATTGGGACAACACAGATGCAGACGGGTTCCCGGTTCCTGATGAGACCAATAAAGGCGCTTTGCTAGATGGAACGGCCAGCGGGCAGCGGTTTACACTACTACCCGGCGACTGGTATGAGTCGGCTGGCGGTACGTTCTTCTTTGAAGTGGAAGCTGGGACGATTACAACTTCTACTCTTGATAGAGTCATGGACGCCTATAGCGCCAACGGTGCTGCACAAGATCAGTTGATCTTATACCCCGTCAGTAGCAAACGACATCTATATGTAAAGTCAGGTAATGCGGCACAAGCCAGCCTGTCAAGCGCAAATCTAGTTGCTGATCAGCGCGAGGTTATAGGGCTTAGGCTGAAAACAGATGATTTTTTGCTGAGGTCAGGAGCGGTTGAGGTAAAGGACTCCGATGGAGCCTTGCCAGTTTGGTCTACATTCCGATTTGGAATACCAGCAAACTCAGGTAATCGATTATCTATTCGGCGGATGCTTTACACGCCAGATCATTTGACTGACGCTCAGATTGAGCGAGTGGTAAGCGACGGCTTAGCTGTACATTCGCTGCCAGGGCTCCCGACCAAAGCGGCCACTTTTACAGAAGTCGTGCTGAAACCGCTTGATGTTTATCGCCAGTTGTTTGGCGTTCAAGCCGATTCAGGCAACGAGATTCCGGCAACGTTCTCCCAAGAAATTCTAGTTACTAACGAATCGGAATTTGCAGCCGCTTTCTCGACAATTGCGCCAGGTGGCTGCATCAGAGTTCAGGACGGCACCTACACCGATTGGGGTAACGTCGTGTGTAATGGTGCCGATGGGACTGCAACCAATCGGATATATGTTTTGCCTCAAACACTTGAGGGCGTGAAGTTCACCGGCACAATGTATATTAGGATATTTCCTGACTACATTGTCATGCGCGGTATGGATCTGGATGGCTGTGGTGGGCTTCATCATTCAGTTCGATTTGAAGGAAATCACTGCAAGTTCGTTCGCAACCGAATAGACGCAATGACTTCTTACGGTATCGCTTTTTATGGTGACGATACTGAGATTGCCAACAACAATTGCGTTGACAATGACGGTACTTGCTTTATCCAGCCTGACACTAATCCTCTGACGCCAGAGTTTGTAGCTGTCACAAAGCGCAATCACTATCATCACAATAGCTTCGTAAGACCTGGGCCTAATCCTGGCGGCAACTCTGGATCGCCTATTGCTTTAGGTTACGGTCACGCTATCAGCGAAACGCTTGACGATCAAGCCGGTGCGATTGTTGAGTGGAACTACTTCGATAGTCGAGCGGACGGCGAAATCATTACCGTTAAATCTGACGCCAACATCATCCGCTACAACTGGTTTGAAGACGGTCAGACATCGCACATCTCGATTCGGATGGGCGCGGACAACTTAGTCTATGGAAATATTCTCACTGTCATGAATGTCGCATGGCGATGGAGTGGCGAGCGAAACAGGTTCCACTACAACCTGGCGACCGCCGCTGCTTCGTCGTCTGTCGTTGCCAGGCTTGTTGGTCAGACTGCGGCAGATTCTTATAGAGCATCAACTGAGAATCAGCAGACCCACAATCTGCTAGTTGGCTTCGATTTTCACGCTGACCTTCAGTCAGCTTGGGAAGAGTC